AATATTTTTTCCAATTGGGAGTTATTATCCGCAATAGCATTAATCTCTTTATTTGAAAGATTCCCCGGTATTTCTTGCACGATTACCTTGACCTGTTCTTTCGTCAACGCCTCGCACACCTTCTTTTGCTCCAGCTGGCTGACCTGGTAATAGGGATGGTGCGGCGGGAAGATGACCTGTTGCTTGCCGGGGTTGAAGCGGAAGATGGCGGCACGGTTCACACCATTCTTACCGGCTTGGTAGGTCGCCTCGCGTCCCTGCTGGATGGCGGTGGCGCTGTCCGACTCGGGGTATTTCCCCTTGCGTACCTGTACCACCGTGCAGCGGCAGCGCCAGCCGTTGGGCGGGAAGAACTCGTTCCAGAAAGGATCGTCGGCCGGGAGCGTCACGTTGTGCAATGCGGCGTGTTCCGGGCGTACCTTGCCATCGTTCGCCGTGCGGTATTGCAGGTTGTAGCGGTCGCCGTCCGCCTCGAAGTCTTTCCATTTGGCCGCCATTTCCGATGAAGCCTGGGCGAAGATATATTCCGCCTTCAGGTAGTTTTTGTTATAATCCTCCTTGATCGCCGTTATATCGTTGTAAAAACGGTGGAACGGCTTTACTGTCCCGTCATCGTCGCGCAGCAGCCGGGCCACCTCTTTCAATTCCTGATAGGTCTTGAAGCCGGAGAAAATAAAGACATCCTCCTTGAGTTTCTTCGCCATCACCTCCGGAATCACGCCGCTTGCTAAAGATGGGGATATCGCCCCTTCGTAGGCTTTCGTGTAAGCGTCTACCAGCTGCCGCACTTTGGGGTGTGACAGGTCATCGGCGGTAAAGCCTTGATTCCTGAAAATCCTTCGGATGGCGGCCTTGAAGGTGTTTTCGTCAATGCCGGGCAGTTCGTCCCCATTTGCCGACAGTTGTACGGAACCGTCCCGGTAAAGCGCTTTCAGTTTAGCTCTCAGCCCCGTCACTCTTCCGGGGCTGACCCGAAAAAAACTTCCTGCCCGTTGGAGCGTTTGCCGGTCACCTCGATGCCGAACTTGTCCTTGATCCAGGCCGGATCGATCTCATAATACTGCATCGCTTGGGCGGTGCGGTTCCAAAGTTCCTTGGTGTCCTCCTCGCTGTTGAACGAGAAGCGCAAGCCGTCCGGAAGGATGCCGAGGCGGTAGAGGGCGGGCAGGACGATCGAGTTCATCCAGTCTTCCAGCTGCCGCTTGTCGCTGTTCACATACTTCTCCAGCTGCTCCACGGCGACTTCCTCTTTCGAGCGGTTGCCGTTCTTGGTGTCTTGCCCGATCTGCGCCCCGCTGATGAGCAGCGACATCTCGGAGTTGCAGAGCGAGATCAGGTTGTTGTAGACATCGCCGTTGGTCGATACGCCCGTGGCGAATTGGAACTCCTCGGTGGTGTCGATGATGAAGTAGGCGGCGGAACCCATGTCGCGCAACATCTGCTCGGCGCGGTCGAGCATCTCCGGGTCCTGCGTATTGGTCTTGATGTAGCGGGGCGGGATGCCGTAGATCTCGCACAGCTCCGACCAGCAGCTATGGGCGAACTTCTTGAAGAGGGCGTGCGGTACCGCCTTGTTCAACAGGCCGTAGTTGCGGGGCGAACCGAACTCCACGACATAGGTGCCGTATTCGCGCATCTCGCGGTAATATTCGCCTTCATCGACCGAGCTGTCATAGAGGAACAGCCCCAGTTCCGGTACCACGTTCTGCCGGGGGAGCAGGAAAACCTCAATACCGTCCGTATCGGACAGGGCGAACTCCACCAGCGAATGGCCGTAGAAGGTCGATTCCAGCATGTAGCGTTGCAGCAACGGATACCAGACCGCTTCGGAAAGCGAGCGTGTCGCCTCCTCGTTCACTTTTCCGGAAACGTTTTTCAGGCTGAAGGACGAAGAGAGTACCCGGCCGATCCGCTGTTCCACCTGGCTGGTTAGGAGCGCGTCCAACATGACATCGGCGTAGAGATCCATCAGTTCGCGACGGCGCGGGCGGTCCACACTGTCGGCTTGCCGTAACGCCCTGCGCCAGCTATCGAGGTCTTTCCGTATCCGGCTGATGGCTTTAGGCACTAATTTTCGCACCAGCCCCTCGCGTTGCCGGGGCGAAGTTGTTTGAGGCTTTTTGCGCCCCTTTTTATTCTTTGGGTTGTAGTTGTTCATTTTCATCTTTATCTTTTGTTAGAATGACGCTCAAACATTGTTCTAACGGTCTACCAGGAGTGTCTGAATTTGGGATTGCTGCCGAAGCGGACCGCCCCGACCGGATGGCCGTCGGTCTCGCGCAGAGGAAGCCCGGAGGGGATATCACCCTTCATCAGCTCTTTCAGGTAGGCCATATCGCGGTCGTAGGCCTCTTTCACCCGGTTGTACAGTATATCCACGTTGCACCGCCGGCAGAGGAACCACAGGGCGATGTTCTTCGTGATCTCCAGCAGTTCCGCGTCGCGTTCGTCGCCGGTGGCGGAGAATATCTTTTCCACATCGTACCGCCCCGACAACAGGCGCGTCACCCGTTGGACGGCGGCCAGTATGCAGGCCTGTACGATCGTGTCGTCATATTCGGCGATCTCCTGAAGGCGGTACTCCATGATGACCGTGCTCATTTCTTGAATCTCTAAAAACATAGGCTTACTGATTGATGATTAATAACGTCTGCTGGGCCTGCGGCCTATGCGATAAGTTCCTGCACAGGCCATGCTGCGTTGGTTCAGCAGAAAGACGGCTCCCTCCAGAGCATCGGGCGCATCGTCGTGCACGCGGCTGCCCTTCTCGAACATCAGGAGTTGTTCGACCAGTTGGCGCATACCGGGACTGTCTTTCTCCTTCTCGTTGAAGATGACCAAACCCCGTTCGAAGAGGGGCTGCATGGCCTCGATACGCGAGAACTTGTCCGGCTTCTTGCGCCCGTCGCCCCGGATGGGGATCTGGTGGCCGACGGTGTCACCTACCTTCTTGAACTCGTCGAGCATGAGGTCCTGGATAAAGTTCGACTCCATGTAGTACAGGACCGGGACACGCCCGGCGATGTAATGGTCGATGTCGTAATGCCAAGCGACCATGGCGGAGACACTGGTCTGGTCGGCGTAGGCTTTCAGGAGGTGGTATTGCCCCTCCTTGGTCTTGCCAACCAGCATGCTCGCCTTGAAGTCGTTCTGCGTGGAGGCCTTGAACGAGGGGTCGGTATAGCAGATCAGGCTGCGGTATTCCTTCAGGGGTAACATCTTGCCGTAACGGATATGCTTGCGCAGGAATACCGCCCCCTCGTTGACGGGGTTGTTCATGTACTCTTTCTGGAACCGGCGTTCGCCCATGTAGTTGCGTAGTTTCAAGATTTCCTCTTTGCTGTACTTCTCTGCCCACGAGGGGTAGCCGGAAGCGTCTATCGCATTTACTATGGTATGGTGCGTTTCCGGCCGTTCGGCAAAGCGGCTCAGGATACTGTCCTTGCCAATGCGGTTGCCCACTAGGACAAACCGCCCGCGCCCCATGTCCATTGCGCCCAACAGGGCGGAGAGGCACCAGTCGAAGGCCTGTGAGATACGGGCCTGGTTGCGCACCATCTCATCGTCATCGATATCATCGATCACGATGTAGTCCGGACGCTGCCCCCGGTTCTTGATACCGCGGGGCGACTGTCCCCGGCCAATGGCCATGAAGAGCATGCCGTCCGCCGTCTTGAACTCGCCGGTGCTCCAGCTCCCCTCGTCTATCTGGATTCCGAAGTCGGCTTTTAGGAGGCTGTTGAACTCCAGCTCGCACTGCAGGTCGGACAACAAACGGTCGGCACTGTCTTCCGACTTCGAGACCAGGATCATCACGTGGATGGAGCGTTTCTCCTGTATCATCAGCCAGATGGGAATCATGAGGCTGATATGCGTACTTTTGGCATGGCCACGGGCCCACTCGAAGACGGCACGGGTATGGGGATGCACCTTCAGATACTTGGCGGCATCGATCTGGAACTTGCCGCACCGGATGATCTGCTTGGTCTCCTTGTCAGTGCAGAGGTGCGGGAAGTAGGTCTCCACGAAGAAAGCATAATCCTTGCGTGCCCGCTCGATACGTGCCTCCTTGACTTCGGAAGTGTCGGCCAGGTGGAAGTCTGCCGACAGGATCAGCTTCTTGCGCTCTTCCCACTGCTTCCATTTCTCTTTGCTCAATCTGTTTTTAGCCATTGTTGATACGGTTTAAGAGGTATTTGTCCTGTAGCTGGGTAAGTTGTTGGACGAACTCGGTGGTAATGGTCTTGTCGCTTGCGCTCTGCTCGATCACCCAGTCGCCAAAGCGGGTCAGGATGTCGGCGATGTCGTCGATGGTACAGCCCTGTTTCAGTTTCGACAGCTGGTTAGCGGCTTTGGAGAACTCGTCGGCGTTGAACTCCTCTTCGCTGTCGAGCATCTCGTTAATCCGGAGCAATACCTTATTAATGATCTGGTCGCGGCTGACAGTCTTGGCCACCCGTTTCAGTTCCCAGCCGCCGTCTTCTTTCCATTTAGAGAGCGTCTGCTGGCTCACGCCCACCCGTTCGGCAATCTCTTTTTGGGGGACCTTCTGCATATACAGCAGGTAGGCGTATTCATACTTCTGCGGGTCTTTCACACGGATGCCCGCCTTTTCCTTGTTCTGTTTTTCTGCCATAAGCGTTCTTTGTTTCCGGCAAAGTTCAAGTAAATTAAAGTGGCCGGAAATAAAAGTGTAAAGGTTTGCAACTCTGTTTCATCCTCCCTCGAATAGAGTGTACGTTTGCCTCAAAAACAGATCGCACATGAACGAAGACGAATATGCATTGAACGATGAGAGTGTGGTGAACAGCCACGGTTTTGTCCTCCTGAATGCCGCCGGGCGGTTCGAGCGTTACAACGCCAACCCGGTCATGCTCTTCAACCACGAGTCGTCCAACCTGATCGGGCAGATGACCGGCCTCCGGGTGGAGGGCACGAAACTGATCGGCAAGGCGGAATATGACGAAGAGGACACCTTGGGGGCCAAATGCAAACGCCAGGCGAAGAAAGGAATCCTGAAGGGATGCAGCCCCGGAATCATCATTAATGCCGTAGAACTGCGCACCACGCCCGATGGCGAAGAGCGCGTGACGGTAACAGACTGGGAACTGTGCGAAGTAAGCCTGGTAAGCGTCCCCAGCAACAGGAACGCCCTGCGCCTGTACAACCAACAAGGCGACATCATCCCCGACGACCAGGTGAAACTAAGCGTCGAGGCATTGTTAAACATCAACAAACCCAACAACGAAATGGACAAAACGATCCTGACAGCCGAGGCGTATATCGCGTTAGGCTTAAAAAGCAACGAGGCGGATGGCAAATCGATTTCCGCCGCCATCATGGAATTGCAGTCACGCACCGAGAAAGCCGAGAAGGAATTGGAAGAGGGCCGCAAGCTGAAAGCGACCGAACTGGTCGCCTTGGCTATCAAGGAGGGCCGTATCACGGCGGATAAGAAAGAGGCGTTCGAGAAGTTGGCCTTGGCCGATTTCGATACCGCCAAAGCCACCTTGGAAGCCATCCCGGCACGCGAATCGCTCTCCGGCAAAGTGGCCCATTCGTCCGGCAAGACCGCCATCGCCGACGAACGCAAGGACTGGACCTATCTGAAATGGGCGAAGGAAGACCCCGAAGGGTTGAAACGCCTGAAGGCGGAAGATCCGGAAGCCTTCGAGGAATTGAAAAAGTGTATTAAATAACCATTAAACAACTATTTTATGGCAATAGAAAAACAAATCTGGATCGCCATGCTGATGGAGGGGTTCTACCCCGACCGCACGTTCCTGACCCGCTCGGTGGACATGACAGCGATGGTGGAATACAACAAAATCAATCTGGCGGAAGCGGGTGTCGCGCCGGACGTATTGGTGGACAACACGGAATTTCCCGTGCCGACCATGGGGCGTACCGACATCCCATTGGAACTGCCCCTGCACACCTTCGACACGAAGAACACGGTAGTCCGCAACGTGGAAGAGAAGGAAACAGCCTACGCCAAGATGGATAGCGTCGTGCGGCAGCACCGCAACACCTTGCAGGCAGAAACATCCGCTTACGCCGCCAATAACTGGGCACCGGCAAAGGACGCGAAACTGACACCGATCAAGACGACTGTTGAGCCGGGCAAGATCTCGTTCGAAGACATCTTGAAGATGGATGCCTGGTTCCGTGCGCAGGACATCGACCCGGCTACATTGGTAGCGGTACTGAACCCGTACCACTTGGCCGATCTCATGCTGGAGGACATGAAGCTCTACAAGACAATGTTGGAAACCGATAAGTTGTTCGGCTTCTCGGTCTATACTTTCTCGCAACTTCCTTACTACAAGGCCGACGGTACCAAGGTGGCATTCGGTACAGCAGCGACGGAGACGGATGCGCAGTGCTCGTTGTTCTATTCCGACCGGGAAGTGATGCGTGCGGATGGCGACATCGAGGTGTTCGCCAAGTACAAGGATCCGGGAGAGCGTGGTGACGTGATCGGTTTCCAGAAACGCTTCACGGCACTTCCGATCCGGAACAAGTACCAGGCGGTCATCTACAACAAGGCGAGCGTATAATGGCACGACTCAAGCAACTGGTCATCCACTGCACCGCCACCCCTCCCGGCCGCGAAGTATCGGCGGACGACATCCGCCGTTGGCACACGGCCCCGCCAAGTGAAGGCGGCCGCGGCTGGAAGCAGGTGGGCTATACCGACATGATCCACCTGGATGGGATGGTGGAACGGCTGGTGGCCAACAACGAGGACGACACGGTCGATCCCTGGGAGATTACCAATGGGGCAAAAGGGCATAACTCGACAGCCCGGCACATCGTGTACGTCGGCGGCGTGGACCGCGACGGCAAGACTCCCAAGGACACCCGCACCCCGGAGCAGCGGGAAGCCCTCGCCGCCTACGTGAGGGACTTCCACCGGAGGTTTCCGGATGTGCGGATCGTCGGCCACAACGAGCTGGCGGCAAAGGCCTGCCCAAGCTTTGATGTGCAGAAGTGGCTGATGGAGCTGACAGTGGACAGTTAAATCATAAATTATAATTCAAAATTCGTAACCCCATGGAATGGAACACGCTCTTGGCCATGATTGGATCCGGCGGACTGGTCGGGTTGGTGAACTGGCTGATCAACCTGAAGGTGAGCCGCCAGAAAGCCCGGATGGACAAGGATGACGTGTCCCGGCACATGGCGGCCCGCGATAACGAGACGATCATTGAGCTATATGACAAGAACAGGGACATACTGGAGCGGTTGGCGGCATTGGAGGAGGCACTGTACAAGCTGGTGCGTTGCAAGCATTATGACACTTGCCCCGCTCGTAACAAGTTGCAAGAGTACAAGGAAAGTTACCGCTACCAACGTAATCGACAATCTCCTATGGAGCAGAAGGGAGTACGTTACCCCCGTGACAATCCCGTCCAGCCTGGCGACGCTGGCGATCCCGGTGGACAGCCTCCGTAGGCTACCCACCGGGGCGGTCTACCAAAAGCGGGACGGACGGGCGACGGTTTCGGCCACGGTGAAGGACGGGACGCTGGTCGTCCATGCCGAATGCGACAGCCTCCAGCAGCTGGTCTATGAGCTGGAGGAGCGACTGTCCGCCCAACGGGAGCAAGCGACCACGAGGGAAGAGATAAAAGCCCCATCGGCAACTCCTGTTCGGACACGCCTCAAATGGTATTCGAGCGGCCTCCTGACAGGACTTATCGCCGCCCTCCTCTGGACACGTAGAAAACGAAAGAAGGGAAACCATCCCCCATAACTCATAATTCATAACTCATAATTCAAAAGATCATGGCAGAAAACAAGACAAGATCCATAGGCCTGAAGGTCGCCCAGTTCGGTGACGTGAACCCGGCCGGAGGTATGCCCAACACGATGAAGCAGTTGGCGCGTACCATGAAAGGGACGGCCTCCTTCACCACCGAGGCCGATACGACCACCGATTTTTACTGCGAGGAGGAGCCCGCCGCCCCGGTGGAGAGCATCGGGAACGAGCCGGGATTGAAGCAGATCAAGCTGAACTTCCTGGAATGGGACAACGACACCTTGAAGGAGACCTTCGGCGGTACGGTATCGGAGCCCGAGGACGTGACCATCGACGGGAAGACCTACAACGTGACGAAATACCAAGCCCCGCGTGACATCGTGACGGTGCGGAAGGCCGTGCGGGCGATCTCCCTGCACAACGTGGTGATCGAGATCCCGAACGCGCAGGTGACCGCCCGGTTCGTATGGAACCTGACCCGCACCGACATCGCCCAGATCGAGGTGACGGCGAAGGCGCTGGCCCCGATCGGAGAGAACGAGGGGCCGTACGCCATCTATAAGTTGGGCGAACCTAAAGCGTAAGCCCGTATGGAGAAGCGAACCATCGAATCCCACGCCGCCGACGCCCTGCTGGACCGGCGGCTGACCGTCAACCTCCCGGCCCCGTGGTTGCTCCGGAAGTTGGGGAAGAAGACGATCCGTTACGGAATACCCTTCCCGAAAGGCGAGACCCTCTGCCGGATGGCAGCGATCTTCTGCCGGATGGATTTCGACCTGAAGGAGCTGAAGGCAGGCGACCTCGGTACCACGCTGGAGTGCATCGCCCGGAACGGAAAACGGGTATCGAGGGTGATTGCCGAGGGGATGGTGGGCAATAGTATCTTTTCCCGCCCTTTGGTCCGTCCTTTGGCGTGGTACATCCGTTGCCATACGACCATGCGTGGAATGGCGGAATTGGCGCAGGTGCTCCTGGTCATGGCCTACCCGGAGGATTTTCTGAATATTATCTTCTCGCTCGCCACGATGAACCTGATGGCGCCGACGGAGAGCCAACCGATGAGAAAAGGGAGTTAAGGGAGGAATACGAGCCTCCCCATAGCCCTTTCGGACGTATCTACGCGCTGATTGCCTCCGGGGCGTTCACCTACGACGAGGCGATGCGAAAGATACCATGGATCGTCATCCTCCCGCTGATCAACGACCCGGGACAGAGACGGAAAAAGAAGGAGGAAGAGGAAATCATTCAAACGGAGGAGGAAGAGCTTGACTTTCTCGGCCTCTCCTGACTCATAATTCAAAATTCATAATTCACAATTTAACAGTTCATGGCAGACGAACCTTTATACGTGACATTCGAGTTCCGCGGGAACCTCGCCGAGGAGGTCGATCGGGTGAAGTTAGGGATAGCGGGCTTGCGCAACGAGTCCGCGCGGACCTACCAACGTCTGATCGCCGACAGCAATGAGGCGTTCGCCTCCATGAGCCGGGGGAACCAGCAACTCGCGGTCAGCATCCAGGAGGACATCAACAGCCTCCGCCAGCTTGACGCGGCCAATAAGGCATTGGACGAGGGGTTCGCCCGCGGTACGGTCACGACCCTCCAGTACGCCGAGGGCAAGGCGAAGCTCGCCATCCAGGAAACCGACCTCCGTACCGGAATCCAAGAAAACATCAAGGTACTCCAGGAGTCCATCGAGCAGGAACGGATGGCCGAGGGGAGCATCGAATCCCTCCACTCCTCCCTCCGGAAGATGGAGGAGGCGTGGCGCAAGATGTCCGCCGCCGAACGGGAATCGGCCGCCGGACAGGAGTTGCAAGAAAAAATACGATCCCTAAAAGAAGGGGTTTCCGGGCTGGAGAGTGGCGCCGGTGGCGCTACCTCCGGCTTGAGACAGTTCCAGACCCAACTGGAGTCCGTTCCCGGCCCGCTCGGCCAAACCGCGGCGGCCATAGGGAAAGTGACCAAGGCGGCTCTCGCCTTTATCGCCACCCCGCTTGGCGTGGTGCTCGCCGCCATCGCCGCTGGCCTTGCCGCCGTAAACAGCTGGTTCCACCGTACCGAGGAGGGCGAGAACGCGTTGGCGGTCGCCACGGCGGCATTCAACCAGGTATTGGGCAGTCTGCTGGACGTTGTGGACAAGGTGGGCGAATGGCTCTACAAGGCCTTTACCGAACCTAAGAAGGCACTATCTGATCTGGCCGATTTCCTCTCCGGGCAACTGATGAACCGCCTCCGTGCCATCGGCAAGGCGGGCGAGGCGGTCTGGAAGATATTGACGGGCGATCTCAAGGGAGGGATCGCCGACTTTTCCAACGCCTGGGCGCAGGGCCTGACCGGTATCGAGGATGCCGGACGGAAGGCCTCCGCGTGGATGGCCGATACCAATGAGAAGATCAAGGAGTCGGTCGAGTTGCGGAAACGCAGGAACGCCCTCGACGTGGCCGAACGGGACCTCTTGGTGGAACGCAGCCGCATGGAGGCCCGTATCGGCGAGCTGCGTGACAAGGCCTACGACATGAGCCTCCCGGAGGCGGAACGCTCCAAGGCGTTGAAGGAGGCGATCCGCTTGACAGATGATCTGTTCGCCAAGGAACAGGCGATCGCCAAGGAGAAATACGAGATCACCAAGGCGCAGAACGCGCTGGCCAACTCCAACAAGGCCGACCTCCGCGCCGAGGCGGAAGCCTTGGCCGAGGTGAACCGCCTGGAGGCGCAACGTTACGCCTCCCGCCGCATGATGCTCCGGCAGAGCAACACGTTAGAGGGAAAAGGTTCCCGCTCTCCGGAGAAGGCCCAAGGCGATGAGCGGAAGGAGATCGAGGCGGCCAACGCCCTCAAGGCGGAGACCGCCCGGCGGGAACGGGAGATCGAGCGGCAAAAGGAGGCCTTGGCCGAAACGGAGAAGGACGCGGAGCTGGATCTCCGTCAGCGACGGATCGGTCTGATGCGGGAGGGCGCCGACAAGGAGTTGGAGCAGATCCGGCTGGACTACGACCGGAGGATCGACGAGGTCGAGCGGAAGGGACAGGAATACGTGCGGGCCCAACAGGAGATCGAGCGGGCCGTATGGGAGAAGGACAACCCGGACTGGAAAAGACAGGGCCTGTCGTTCCGGCCATCGACCACCTCCGTATCCCAGCTCCCCGAGTCCCAGCGCAAGAAATTAGAAGAGGCCGCCACCATCGCCGCTACCGCCCGGGAGAAGGCGGAGGCCGACCTGTTGGAGAAGACATTGCGGCAATACCAGGACCACACGGCCAAACGGCTGGAATTAGAGAAGAGATACAACGAGGACGTGGCCTACCTCACCGCCCAACGGACGGAGGCGAACGCCGAGGCCATCGACGCGGCCATCGAGGAGGCGAGACGAACCTTAAAAAAGAACCTGTCCGACCTCTCCATGGAGGAGCTGAAAGGATCCGGCCTGTGGGACAGGCTGTTCGGCGACCTTGACAGGATGGCGACGCCCTCGCTGGAAGCCTTGCTCAAGCAGGCCCGGGAGGTCAATACCTCGGCGTGGGATCCCAGGAACGTGAAGGAATACCAGGACGCCATCAAGCGGCTGGAGGAGGCCATCCATTCCCGCTCGCCATTCAAGGCGATCCGGGATGACTGGAAGAAGTTGCTGGAGTCCATCGGGAAAGGTGACAGGGATGGCATGGCCGCCGCGTTAGAGGGCATGGATACCTCCGTACAATCCCTGACATCCAGCCTCGACACGATCGCCGGCGGTATCGGCGACATCCTCGGCGACGAGGCTGGATACGCCGCTGGGCAGGTGGCGGAGCTGACCTCCGCCCTGTCCGGTTTCGTAAGCGGGGCCGCCAAGATCGCCAAGGGGGATATCCTCGGCGGGGTCACCTCCGTGATCGGCGGGATCGGCAAGATCTTCTCCATGGGCAGGCAGGTCAAGGAGATGAACCGGCAGGCCCGGGAGGAGCAACAAAAATATTACGACGAGGCCATCACGGGCGAGCTGGAGTACCAGCGGCTGCTCCGGGAGCGGTTGCGTACCCAGCAAGAGATCGGCGAGACGACGCTGGCCTACAACAAGCGGATCTCCGAGGAGCTGGAGCGGCAGCGGCGGGCATCCGGAAGCGAGTACGACCGGTTGCTGGCACAGATACAGGGAGAACAGTATATCAGCGGCGTAGGCTACCGCCACGGCACTTGGTTCCGGAAGGCGAAGACGTGGAACGAGTACGCCAGCCTCGCCGGGAAGAGCTACGAGGACATCGAGAAACTCTATACCGAGGGCAAGCTGGAGGAGAAGGTGGCCAAGCTGTTCGAGCAGCTGCGCGCGCTGAGGGACGAGGGAGCCGATATCGACCGGATGCTGGATGACCAGGAGGAGTCCATGCGGGAGGTATTGACCGGTACCACCACCGACAGTATCGCTGACAGTATCATACGGGGCTTCGCCGAGGGCAAACGGTCGGCCAAGGATTTCGCCGACGATTTCCAGGAGATGCTGAATAACGCCGTCCTTCAAGGAATAAAGATGAAGGCATTGGAGGAGCCTCTCCGGCAGTGGTACGAGTCGTTCGCCGAGGCGAGCGGCGCGGGGCTTACGGAAAGCGGCATCGCCGACTTGCGGGCGCAGTACGACAAGATCATCGAGGACGCGGCCCGCCAGCTGGAGGACATGGAACGGGTGACGGGTGGCAGGATCGACTCCACCCTCACCCAGCGGGCGAGGGCGGGCGCGTATACCATCGCCAGCCAGGACTCCATCAACGAGACCAACGGCCGGCTTACCTCCATCCAGATAAACGTCGCCGAGACCAAGGAGTGCGCCTACGACATGCGCACCATGCTGTCCCGGGGACTGGAGCTACAGGAGGAGATCGCCCGGAACACCTCCTATTGCAGGAGGCTGGAACGGATCGACAACACGCTGCTGGAGATATTGAGAAACGGAATTAGGACCAAATGACATGAGGGAAGGAAAGCTATTCATCAACGACAAGGACGCCTACACGAACTATGGCGTGTTCCTGGCCAAGGACCGGGGCGGGACGTACGACAACCTGTCGGCGCTCCTGACCCCGCCGCCCGCCAAGCGGCATACCACGGTCGATTACCGGGAACGGGACGGCGAGGAGGCGGACGTATCGGACGTACGTTTCGAGGCAAGGGACATCTCCCTGCGATTGGCCATGATCACGGACAACGAGCAGGAGTTCCGGACAAAATACAAGGGCTTCATAGAGGTCCTGAGATCCGGCCTCCTGAACGTGAGGGTCTCCGAGATCGGGAAGACCTACAAGCTCTATTACCTGAGCTGTCCGGGGACGGTGATGAAGACACGGCTCCGGACGACCGGAAGGCTGGCGGCGATATGGACGGTCAAGTTCCGCGAGCCGAAACCGGATTTCTAACGATGTTGAAGCGGCATTAAAACGACACTTGAATGGAACTGAGGATATACGACAAATCGGGGAACCTGCGCGCGGAAGTCTGTCCGGACGACAACTCCACGCAACAGAAAGCGGTGATGGGAGACAACGCGCTCAGCGTCTCTTTCACCACGTGGGAGGCCATACCCTTCGACATCGGCGATTACGTGGATTACGAGGGGGAGCGATATACGCTTCTCACCGTCCCGTGCCCCAATCAAGCGAGCACGTTGGAGTATGAGTACGCCCCGCGCTTCCAGGGCATCGAGAGCGAGCTGTCGAAGGCCCTCTGCTTCCTCCTGACGGACGGTGACATGGACTCGGACTTCTCGCTGACGGACGGCCCGGCGGCCCACCTGCGACTGATCGTGGACAATATCAACCGTGTCAAGGGAACGACGGACTGGAGGATCGGAAGCGTGATCGCGGCCGACTACAAGGTCGTGACCTACGACGGGATCGATTGCCTCACCGCCCTGAACCGGATCGCCGAGACCTTCGAGACCGAGTGGTGGATCGTCGGCACGACCCTCTACCTGGGCAAGTGCGAGCACGGGGAACCGCTGGTGTTAGGCTACGCAGCCGACGGGACGGCCGTGGGCGGGCTGCTGGGCATGAGCCGGCGGGACGAGGAGAACGAGCGCTTCTTCACCCGGCTCTACGCCAAGGGCAGTACCCGAAACATCGACCGTTCCAGATACGGTTCCGACCGCCTCCGCCTGCCTTCCCCGTTGAGATTCCTGGAGAGGAATACCGAGTACGGCATCGTGGAGCGGGAGGTGATTTTCGAGGGGATCTATCCACGGCGTACCGGGACGTTATCCGGCGTACGCTCCATCGAGCGGGAATCCGAGGGGAAGACGATCCGCGTCTACTACGTGACGGACAAGGACATTCCCTTCGACCCGAACGACCACGAGATCGGCGGCCTGACGAAGCGCGTCGTGTTCCAGACGGGGGAACTATCCGGGTATGACCTCGAGGTCAACTACGACTCGTCCACAAAGGAGTTCGAGCTGATCAACCAATACCCGGACGAGAACACCCAGATCCCGGGCGGGGTGATGTCCCCGGAAGCCGGCGACACCTATATCCTCTACAACATCCGGATGCCGGACGAGTATTACACGCTGGCGGAGGAAGAGCTGCGGGAGACCGCCGATGCCTACCTGTCCAAATATAGCGTGGACAGCGCCGTCTACAGTGGCGACAGCGACCCGATCATCCTCAAGAAAAGGGGGATCCACGTTTCCTTGGGACAGCGTGTCCGGTTGCATAACCCGGTCTTTTTCCCCTCCACCGGCTACCGGGACAGCCGGATCATCGGGTTCACCCGTAAATTGGCCGATCCCTACGACATGCGGATCGACATATCCGACACGGTGACCCCTACATGGCGGGAATCCATCGAGCGGAAGGTGGACTCCTTCCTGCCGATGCTCAGCCAGGCCGGGGGAGCGATCAACCTCATCAGGAGCGGCGACGATACGGTACCCACCGACAACAACGTATTCTCGGCCTTGAGGGCGATATCCACCTTCCTGCGCAAGGACAGGCCGGACGAGACCCGGTACCTCATGAGATTCCTGGGCGGGCTGGTCTCCGACGATATCGAGTCACAAGACTTCACCGCCGGGCCGTTCGGCTCCGGGTTCGTGGTGAAAAGAGACCCGAAGACCGGCAAGTCGTATATCGAGGCGGACGAGATCTACATCCGGATGAAGGCCTACTTCGATACGTTGGAGATCAAGCGCCTCTCGCACGTGGGCGGCCGGATCGTCCTGTCGCCGGCCTCGATGGAGTGTATCCGCGTGGAGGAGGTATCGGCCGAGTACGAGGACCTGCACGACAGAGCGGGCTCCATCCTGTACGATTCCGGGAACGACAGGCTGCGTGCCGCCGTGGATGGCGGCGAGCGCGCCTACCGTTGCTATTTCAAGCAAACGGACGGCGAGCGGGAGATCGTGAACGAGTTCGCCGTGGATGACCTGGCGCAATGCCGGGAGTTCAACGTGAAGGAGGGCACCTCCCAGAACGTCAGCAACCAATATTACTGGCGGCGGGTGATCCATGTCGGCGAGGACTACATCGACCTCTCCACCACGGATCGCGACACGGGCAGCATGATCCCGCGGGCCGGCGACACGATCGTCACCGTCGGTAACAAGACGAACGCCGCCCGGCGACACGTGGTGTTCCTCTCCTCGTACGACGATGACGCGCCTTGTATCAAGCTATATTCCGGAATCGACTCCTACTCGATGGCGGGCAAGGAGGTGACGGTGATCTCGCCGAACGCCGACAAGAACGTGTTCACCGGCAAGATGGTGATCAAGCCGGGATCCACGGGCTTCGGGAACCTGACGGACGCACCGGACATGACGGCCATCGACCGGGAGATACGGGAGGCCAAGGACGCGGCGGCCGACGCGAGCAAGGAGGCATCGGACGTGCGTGACAGCGTGGGCAGCCTGAAGGGGTACGTGGACGGGGCCTTCGCCGACGGGCTGGTATCGGAGGCGGAGGCCAAGGCGATCGAGAAGTACGTCAACGTGGTGAGCAACGAGCGGCAACAGGCGTTGGCCACCTACAACGGACTGTACAACAACCCCTATTTGGAGGGCTCTGCGAAGACCTCGCTGTACAACGCCAAGGTTTCCCTCTTCTCCGCCACGGACGCGCTGGTCAACGCCATCAACGCCGCCATCGCCGACGGCAAGGCGACCGCCGCAGAGAAGGCCTACGTGGACAGCAAGTACGCCACGTTCACGACCTGCTACAACAAGTTCCAAACGGCGGTGGAAACGGCCAACCAGTCCATACAGGACAAGCTGAAAGGCTACTCGGACAACGCCCAGAAGGCGGCGGACGAGGCCAACAACACGGCCTCGCAAGCCATGGAGGGCGCAAACGCCGCCAAGGACGCGGTGAGCGACCTGAACAGGTACGTGGACGGGGCCTTCGCCGATGGTTTGGTATCGGAGGCGGAAGCCAAGGCGATCGAGAAGTATATCAACATGGTAAACGCCTCCAAGCGGGAGGCGGACGCGACCTATACGGCCCTGTACGCGAACCCCTTTCTTGCGGGCACGGAGAAATCGGTCCTGTACGCGGCGAAGAACAGCCTCAACACGGCCACGACCAACCTGATAGCCGCCATCAACTCCGCCATCGCGGACGGGAAGGCGACAACAACGGAGAAAAACAACGTGGACAGCAAGTTCGCGGCGTTCAACAACGCCTACGCATCGCTCGCCACGGCCATCGAGAACGCGAACAAGGCGATCCAACGGAAGATCAAGCAGGAGGCGATAGACGAGTCCAAGAGCGACCTGTCCCAACAGATCGGCGAGGTGTCGCTGAAAGACCGGAACGACATCGCCAAGATGATGGGCTACAAGGATTACGAGGAGCTGGTCTATTACGCGGAGCGGGGCATGTCTGTCATCAAGGGCGGCAGCGTCAACACCTCGCTCATCAACGCCGACCTGATAATCACCTCCGCGCTCATCGCCAAGGCGATCCGGACGAACACGCTGAACGTGAACGACCGGTTCAAGATCCACACGGACGGGTCGGTGGAAATGGACGGGGTCTTTCACTCGTTGGGGCCGAACACGGAGCTCATCCTGTCGAACGGGTACGTACGGATCACCCATGACGGGATCGACGTGGCGAGGCTATCCGTCAATAACGGCACGCCGGAGCTTAACCTGTCCAAGGGCGGCAGGAGTGCGGTGGTGACCCCCGGGTCGCTTACCCTGCGAAGCGCGAGCGGCAAGTTCGTCACCTTCTCGGCGGATGACCTGAACCGGAGCGGGAAGGTGTTCACGAACGATGACGGGGTGTTGCGGGTGGCCGAGCAGGATTACGAGATACTCACCTGCTTCGTCTCCGTCTCCCCGACAGGCGGCGGAACGACGGTACCGGAGGCCGGGGGCTACCTGAAACGGATCGGCACGTCCGAGTACATAGAGGCCATACCGGCGGATGGGTACGAGTTCGTCCGCTGGAGCGATAACGGGAGCCGCAGGCACATGATCACGTGGGGGCAGCCCAACAACTCCTTCACGGCCTATTTCAGCAAGATACAGGTCGAGCGGTTCACGCTCTCCCTGTCGGTCAGCCCATCGGGAGGCGGATCCGTCACGGGAGCGGGAAGCTACGAGAAAGGAACCAAGGTGACGGTCAACGCCACGGAGGCCAGCGGTTGGCGGTTTATTCGCTGGTCGGATGGCGGGTACCAGCGACATACGGTCACGATGGACGCGAACAAGAGCCTTACGGCCTATTTCGAGCGGTACACCGTCACCGGGGACGAGATCCTGCAAGGGACGGATCTCACCAGTACGTCCTATTGGAACGCTTACGGGAACTCTTCCGTCCAGTCGGTCAGCGGCGGCGTGGCCACCTTGCGGTTCGGCGGGGAGGCCAATACCGACCAGGTGATGTTCAACAAGGGACGCATGGGCGGCAAGCTGGAGATGGGACACCGGTATCGGCTATCGTTCCAGGCGAGGACATCGTCCGGGACGACGAACATCATATCGGCGATCGGCGACAATAGCTTTGACTTCATCAATACCGACGATGTAATCTATGGCGAGGACGCGAGCGCGTCCTACAAGACGTTCTCGGTGGAGTTCAGGGCGGATCGGGACAGCACCTCGGGGGATGGACTGCTCTTCACGGCGATCTCGGCGTGCGTACTGCAAATACGGAACATAACATTAAAGGAGGCGTGACAATGAAGAATGAAAGTAACCTGTCGATAACCGGCACGGAGATGAAGTTCGCCCTGGGCCTCGACCTGCCGGGCGGGCTCACGATGGACGACGTGGAATTCGAGGCCCTGTTCTACATCTATTCCAACCGGACGGAGACGATCCCCAAGTCCGGGATGGGCCGGCTTGACGAGAATACCTATATCGTCACGCTCGACACCTCCCGGATCGGGGGAGGTGGACGGATCAGGTGTCAGGTGCGGGTGGAGATCCCGGACGCGAACATGGCGGACGGCGTGAGGACGGAGATCATAGGGATCGAGACGGACGAGACGGTGAGGTATGGCGTGCGTTAGTGGAAAGATCATAAGGGTCGAGACGGTACGGGTGGAGCTGGAACGGGTCGGGAGCGTGAGCGCCACCCTCCGTAGGATGGCCCGGGTCGGCGTGAGGCTCACCAAGGTCTGCGGCGTGGACTATGGGGTGTGGCTGTTGGTATCTCCTGACGAGCCCGTATGGGTGACCGATGAGATGCCCGCGCTGTTCGGGGTGAGGTCGAACACGAAATGGAGAATCGAGTGATTAACAAATAAAAAAGACGAAAGATCATGGCGAAAGCGGCATGGGCGGTGGTCACCCCGCCCCAAGGATCGGGTGACAAGGAGGTGAGCGTAAGGTCGGACGCGGAGCATACCGGCCGGAATGCGCGAAGTACGGTATTGACTTGGAAGGCGGTAAACTGCCCGGACGTGCAGCGGACGGTTATGCAGGCGGGCAAGCCCGAGTATGTGGACATAGCGGACACGGCGGCGAGCGAGAAGACGGGAAAGGTGGTCACCATATCCGGTGTCAGCAACTCGAAGAGGCTGACCTTCTCCCTCGGCATGGGAGACTTGGAGATAGCGCTGCCCGGCAATTATACGGCAAACAGCGTGTTGACGGCCAACGGGGAGGCGATAGCGGGCGATCCCGGTGGATTAGCGGTGTATGACTTCTCCATCGCCGTTACGGTACCGGCGAACACGGAGATCGAGCCGCAGACGAGGCAGGTTATCGTGACGGACGAGGGAGGGCACCAGGACGTATGCCTGTTGACCCTGGCCGCCGGAGACGCCTACCTGCGTGTCTCGGAGGGCGATATCCTGCTGGATTACCAAGGCAACCCGGTGACCGTGAACGTGGAGTCCAACACTGACTGGACGGTGGAGTGATGGGTACCGTTACGATACCCTGGGGGCAAGGGGGCGGCGAGATCACGGTCGCCCTGACGGGAACCGGTGATGGCGTGGCCACCCTCTCGACCGGAACGGTGAACGAGGGCGTGGACCGTTCCCGGACGGTGACCTTCAGGACCGTACGGGGCGGGAACGTGGAGGTCATGCGGACGGTGCGGCCGGGAGGCCGGCGGGAATACCTCTGCGGTGCCTCCGGTGCTATATTGACAGATTCGAACGATGTGGAACTTAAAGCATTGAAATAAGATGGGACTATTGAATTACACGACAGCCAAGATCAACGAGCTTTTGACGAAGGTGGCGGCCTTACCCGCCAAGGTGATGGACGGCGACACCAAGATACCGTCCAAGACAAGTGAGCTGGAGAACGACAGCAAGTTTGTCAAGGAGACCGGCCTGAAGACCGTGAACGGGCATTCCCTACTGGGAACCGGAAATATAACCATAGAAGGCGGTTCCGGTGGCGGAACAGCGGATTCCGTGGAATGGGCCAATGTCAATAACAAGCCGGGCTGGGTAAACTCCCCGGACAAGCCCTCCTACACGGCCAGCGAGGTAGGTGCGTTACCTTCCGACACCGCCATCCCCTCCAAGACAAGCGAGTTGGAGAACGACAGCAAGTTTGTCAAGGAGACCAGCCTGAAGACAATCAACGGGCAGTCGATATTAGGTAGTGGCAACATATCCATATCCGGTGGATCCGGAGAAGGCGGCGGGGGCAATGTGAACGTAACGAACGCCGCAGAGCTAAAAACCTTTAGGAATTATGTGTTCAAACCCTCCGCCGATGGATCAGCGGAAGGAACGTTTTCTGCCCTCAATATCGCTACCCTAAATGAATCTGGATTGATGAGCACTCAACAAGTCGAAAAATTGTATAATATCAAGGATGTTTACAAATTCCCGGCAGCTGTATTGGGCTTGACCTCAGCATCCACCAGCGATGAGATCTTGGCGGCATTCGGGCTTGATCCAATCCAAGATAACATAGCTCTTGCGTATTTTATCCAATTATTATCATTAGGACAATCAGGAGAATACAAATATGATCTTCCATCTATCTTCATCGGTAACTACGCTTGTAATGTGTACGTTTTCATGGATTCAGGCACGAGAGAGATGGAATTGTCATATATAGGACAAGGAGGAGTGCTCAAGACTGTCAAAGTAACGTGCAAAGAAGAGGCGGATGATAAGTTTACCTATTCTGTGTGTTTCTACGAAAGCGGAGGTGAAGAAGTTTATTTACCTTCCTCAATCTTTGATTTGACAAAAACATCTACAAAAGAGGAGATAGCGGCCGTATTGAATCATTTAGGAGGAATGGATCATGTAATAGAATTGGCGAAAAAAACGACAACAAAATTCTATGTTGTTGATACTTCTGCTGGGGCAAAAAACAAGCACTCTTGTGTTAATTTGGGAGGGCATATAGTTGCTAATATACTTCGCTATATAGACATATCTTATGTTGATAAGTTTCTTGTCTCACATTA